GGTCGCGCCTATGCGGCACCACATGGTCCACGACCGTTGCAATGGTCACGAGGCCTTGGCGTTCGCACTCGGCACACAGCGGTCGACGCATGAGGAAAGTGGCGCGCGCCTTCTGCCATCGCGTGCCATATCCGCGTTGAGTCGTGGTAAGCCGGGCCGACTCCGCAGGAACATGAGCTTTGGCTTCAGCCTGATAAGGCCTGTGCTTTGGTGCACGGACTGGGGCCATCAGCGCGTCGCCCGCAGACGGCATCCGCGTCGCACCCAGCGGCCAACCTTCACTGGATCAGGCGTCCGGCCGGTAAGCATGGCCGTGGCCGCGACGCTGAGGACGTACCAGCGAACCCACCATGCCAGGGAGAGGCGTACCACTATCGGACCCGTCTTCACTCAGCCCCCGATGGTTGTGACGCGCGGCGGATTCGGCGGGAGCGGCGGGGGCCTTCACGGTGGGGGCGGGGGGGTGCTGGCCTTTACCCTGCCCGCCACAA